TTCTATCCCGAGCACGGGCCGGACGCGCGCTTGTACGACATCATCGAGCGCGAGCCTGTCCGTGACCCAGCTGGCTCCTGAGGAGCAGAAGACCCACCGGTACCGGCCGGTGGGCAGCGCGCTGGAGCTGTTCAACTGCCGCCAGAGCGAGATCCTGCTCAGCGGCGCCGCGGGCACCGGCAAGAGCCGCGCCTGTCTCGAAAAGATGCACGCGATGGCGCTGGCCAACCCGGGCATGCGCGGCCTGATCGTCCGCAAGACCGCGGTCTCCCTGACCTCGACCGCGCTGGTTACCTTTCGCGAGATCGTCGCCAAGGAAGCGCTGGAGTCCGGCGAGGTCGTTTTCTACGGCGGCTCGCGCCAGGAGGCCGCAGGCTACCGCTACGGCAACGGCAGCTTCCTGACCATCGGCGGGATGGATAAATCCACTCGCATCATGTCATCAGAGTATGACTGTGTGTATGTGCAGGAAGCCACCGAGCTGGATGAGAACGACTGGGAGTCCCTGACCACCCGGCTCAGGAACGGTGTCGTGTCCTTCCAGCAGCTGATGGCTGACTGCAACCCGGGGCCGCCGCAGCACTGGCTGCACCAGCGGACCCAGCGCGGCCAGACGGTGATGGTGCCGTGCAAGCACGAGGATAACCCCAAGCTCTACGACAACGGCCAGTGGACCACTGAGGGCGCTGCGTACCTGGCTCTGCTCGAAGCGCTGACCGGCGTGCGCTATCAGCGCCTGCGGAAAGGCATCTGGGCAGCGGCCGAGGGCCTGGTTTATGAGACCTTCAATCCGAACGTGCATCTGCACAAGCCGATCGGGAACCCGCCGCGGGATTGGGTCCGCTACCTGGCCGTTGACTTCGGCTACCGCAACCCGTTCGTCTGCCAGTTCTGGGCCCAGGACCACGACGGCCGTCTCTATCTTTATAGAGAAATTTATATGACCGGACGTCTGGTCGAAGACCATGCCCGGCAGATCCTGGCAGTCGTTAAAAAAGGCGATGGCCACAACAGCGACGTGTGGCCGCCGCGCTTTGTCGTCTGTGACCACGACGCCGAGGACCGTGCCACCCTGGAGCGCTATCTCGGCCTGTCCACCTCGCCCGCGCACAAGGCCGTCTCCGAGGGCATCCAGGCCTTCCAGTCCCGGCTGAAGGTGGACAAGACCGGCAAGCCCGGCCTGTACATCTGCCGTGATGCCCTGGTCGAGCGCGACCCGGTCCTGGAGCAGGCGCATAAGCCGCTGTGCACCGCCGACGAGATCCTCGAATACTGCTGGGACATGTCCGCGGTGCGGGCCGGGTCAAAGCAGGGCGCCGGCGACACCCTCAAGGAAGCGCCGTTCAAAGAGGACGACCACGGAATGGACGCCTCCCGGTATCTGGTAGCCGAGATTGACCTGGTTGGCCGTCCGCGGGTGCGCTGGCTCTGAGCGCACAATGAAGACATGGCGATAGCCTCCGGCCGTGAGCCGGCTGGCAAGCTGACGGGCCCGCCGCGCGAGCAGATACCGCTCACCGTGCGGCGCACCGACGAGTGCGACCAGGGCGAGTGCCCGGCCGCCGTCCAGGTCGCCGTCCTGCTACCCCATGGCCAGCTCGGCTTCTGCGCCCATCACTGGCACGTCCTGGAGCCCATGGTGCTGCTGGCCTGCGGGCGCTACACCACTAGGCAGGTAGGGGACCTGAAGGTCTAGCCCGTCTGAGCTGGCCTGCCAGGTTGTGCATCTCGACCCGCAGCCGGGCGTTCTCGGCCCAGGCCTCCTGGGCGTTGGCGAACAGCCGCTCGGCGACCTCGCCCAGCTCGGCTGCGTTGTTGTCTTGCTCGTCTTCCAGAATCAGGGTCCACAGCGCGCGGGGATCGTGGTTCCAGGCCGTGTCGACTCGCGACATGACGGCCCTCCGCAGTTTGAAAATGTTGCTTCGAGCGTAAGCCGCCGCCGCTGCGGGGACCATAGGTCTAGACCCTTGGTCTAGACCAATGTGTTACCTTTAGCGTCATAGCAGGTGGGAGCTTTATGACGGCCATCCCGGTCATCCCGCCGCATGCGCACCAGCGCAATCCCCGGCTCCGGCCGGCTCTTGGCAAGGTGCGGGTCGCGGCTATGGTCGCCGTCTCGGTGACGGTGGCCTATCTGCTGACCCAGCACAAGGCCTCGATCAAGCGCCTGACGGAGATCCCGCTGACCGTCGCCGGCGCCGGGTGCACCGACTTCGCTGCCTTCCACGTCGGCCACGGCTGGGGCTGGCTGGTCACCGGCCTGTCGCTGGTCCTGATCGAGCACCTGATTGCGGACACCGAGTGAAGTCGGCCATCCGGCGCTTCCGGAACCAGATGTCAGGGCCGCCGGTCCCGATGTCCAGCTACGGCTACAAGCGCGGGCTGGTGTTCGACCTGGGCGCCAGCCGGCAGAGCCGCGAGCAGCAGCTGCGTGCCTACGGCCGGTCGGGCACCGTCTTCTCGATCGTCTCGCTGCTCCAGTCGGCCCCGGCCGGCGCGGACTGGCACCTGTACAAGAAGCAGCCGGTCGACGCCCGGCGCCGGTATGCCTCGACCGACCAGGGATCGGACCAGCGCACCGAGGTCATCACCCACGCCGCCCTCAGCCTGTGGAGCAAGCCGAACGACTTCCACACGGCCTTCGAGTTCCGCGAGGGGTCTAACCAGCACCTGGAGCTGACCGGCGAGACGTTCTGGGTGCTGAACAACGAGGGCACGAACTTCCCGACCAGCATGTGGTACGTCCGGCCTGACCGGATGGAGCCGGTGCCGGACCCCGACGACTTCCTGCTCGGCTGGATCTACAACGGCCCGAACGGCGAGCAGATCCCGCTCCAGAACGATGAAGTCATCATCGAGCGCCTGCCCGATCCGCTGGACTCGTTCCGCGGCATGGGCCCGGTCGCCTCGATCACGGCGAACATCGAGCAGCAGCAGTACGCCACCCAGTACCAGCGGAACCTGTTCTACAACGGCGCCGACCCCGGCGGCGTGATCACCATCGACAAGCGCCTGTCCGATCCCGAGTGGGACGAGTTCGTCGAGCGGTGGCGCGAGTCGCACCAGGGCGTGGCCCGCGCTGGCCGGGTCGGCATCCTGGAGAACGGCGCCACCTGGACGGGCAACTCCCACAGCAACAAGGACCTGGAGTACGGCGGCCTGCGGCTGGCCAACCGCGACGAGCTGCGCGAGGCCTGGCGGATCCACAAGGCCATGCTCGGCACCACCGATGACGTCAACCGGGCCAACGCCCAGACCGGCGAAGAGGTCTTCGTCAGCTGGCAGACGATCCCCCGGCTGGACCGCCGCAAGGACACGCTGAACGGCAAGCTGCTGCCGCTGTTCGGCAGCACCGGCCAGGGCGTCGAGTTCGACTACGACGACCCGAGCCCGGACAACCGCGAGGAGAACAACGCCGAGCTGGTCGCCAAGACCAACGCGTTCTCGGTGCTGGTCGGCGCCGGCGTAGACCCTGACGACGCGGCCGAGGTTGTCGGCCTGCCGTCGATGGCCATGGTCGGGAAGGCAGTGCAGGCTCCGGTCGCGCCTCCCGGCGGGGTGCCGGAACCGCCTGCGGCACCACCCGCTGGCCAGCCTGGAGCGCCCGGCCAGGCAGACGGGGACGAGCTGGCCGCGCTGCTGCGCCGGGTGCTGCACGACGGATATGTGCCAGTAGAGCTGGAAGGACGGCGCTTATGCACGGAGCCAGGCCGCTGCGGTCGACGCGGCGTCTTCAGAACCTTCAGGGCCTGCGCCCGAAGTGGTACGCGATCCTCGACAAGGCCGCCAGCGGCGCCACCCAGATCTCGATCTACGACGAGATCGGCTTCTACGGCGTCTCGGCCGGTGAGTTCATGGCTGACCTGTCGGCCATCAAGGGCGACATCGAGTGCCACATCAACAGCCCCGGCGGCGACATCTTCGACGGCATCGCCATCTACAACCAGCTGAAGGCCCGCCAGGGCAACGTCAAGATGGTCATCGACGGCCTGGCCGCCAGCGCCGCCTCGTTCATCGCGCAGGCCGCCTCCCCTGGCCAGCTCGAAGTCGCGCCGCACGCCACGATGATGATCCACGAGGGCTTTGCCATGTGCATCGGCAACGCCGCGGACCTGATCGAGACCGCCGCGCTGCTCGACAAGGCCTCGGACAACATCGCCGGCATCTACGCCGACCGCACCGGCAAGCCCGCGTCCTACTGGCGCGAGCAGATGCAGGCCGAGACCTGGTATACCGACGCCGAGTGCGTCGAGATCGGCCTGGCCGACAAGATCAGCGGCCAGGACAGCCCGAAGGACGCCTGGGACCTGTCGGTGTACGCGAAGGCTCCCGGCTCCGGCCCGCCCGCGACGATGACCATCATCAACGCCGACGGCACGCACGCCGCGATGACCGGGACGCATGAGCACGCCCATCCGGCCTACGGCGCCCAGGGCGGCGACGCCAGCCACTCCCACGAGCACAGCCACGACGGCGGTGCCGAGCACGCGCACGAGCACGCTCCGGCTAACCAGGCCCCGAAGGACACCCGGAACGCCGCCGGCAACAACGGCTGGCAGCAGCGGGACGGCAAGTGGGTGTTCGACCCGGATGGCGACGGCGACAACGACGCCACGGCCGCGGGCGACACTGACCATGACTACTGGTCGGCCGACGGCAAGCAGATCAAGGCGATCCCGCCCGACCCGGACGGCAAGCAGGGCAAGCCGCTGCCCCCGGGCAACGCGGCCAGCTTCCCCGTCCTGGACGCCGACTTCGACACCTCAGCGTGGGATGCGTCCAAGGCCTGGTCGGCTGGCGCCAAGTCCGATGACCCGGCCGCCTTCTACAGGGGGATCTGCGCGGGCCGCAAGGCCGGTGACCCGAAGACCCAGGACGCCTGGGCGCTGCCGTACAAGTACTCGCCGTCCAGCGCCCCGAACGCTGCGGGCGTCAAGGCCGCGCTGGCCCGGCTGCCCTCGACCAACGGCCTGACCAACGCCGACGAGGCCAAGTCCAAGCTCCAGAAGCTGATGAAGCAGATCAACCCGGACTACGAGCCGGACGGCAGGATCGACCCGGCCGCGCTGCGGTCGGCGTTCCGCCTGGATGACCCCCAGGTCGATGACAGCGTGTGGGACCCGGCGGTGGCCTGGGCGGCGGGAGCCCGGTCCTCGGATCCGGCCTGGTTCTACAGCCAGATCTGCGCCGGCCGGCGGGCCGGCGACCCGGGCACTCAGGAAGCCTGGGCGCTGCCGTACCGGTACGGCCCTGAGCTGGCCCCGAATGCCGCGGGCGTGCGCGATGCGCTGGCCCGGCTGCCGCGCACCAGGTCCCTGACGAACAAGAGCCAGGCCAGGGACGTGCTGGAAGCGGCCATGAAGAAGATTGACCCGTCCGGGTCACCGGACGATCACATCGACGCGGGGCTGCTGTCCGCAGCGTTCGCCAGCGGCCTGGAAGGAGCCGACCGATGACGAAGATCAAGGTTCCGACCGACTCAGACGGGCTGCGCGAGCTGCTCTCTGACCCGGTCAGGCTGAAGGCGCACTTCAGCCCCGAGGCGATTGCCGACGGCACGACCAAGGAGTTCCTGGACGCCTATTCGGCGGTCTACGCCAGGAAGAACCCGGACGTCCTCGACGACGTGCGCACCCAGGTGCAGTCGGTGCTGTTCGACATGGTGCGCGAGAACGGCGGCGGCCGGAAGCCCGCGGTCGACCTGGCCAACGCGGTCGCCTTCTCCGGCGGCAAGCCGCAGCTGCGGCTGTCCGGCGACGGCTCCCCGTCGGTGAGCAAGGGCCGCGGCGCGGTCTACAACAAGAGCGCGCCGGGCGCGCACTTCGAGAACGCCTACCGCGAGGAAGACCGGTTCGGCTCGATCGGCGAGTACTGCCAGGCGATCCGCGAAGAGCGCATGCCGTCCAGCATGAAGAACCGCAAGGAGCTGCTCCAGAAGCTGGAGAACGTGCGGTCCTTCCAGAACAGCTTCGGCTCCGAGGAGCCCGGCGCGGGCGGCTTCCTGATCCCCGAGATCATGCGCTCCGAGCTGCTCCAGCTGGCGCTGGAGGAGAGCATCGTCCGGCCGCGGGCGACCGTGATCCCGATGAGCACGCTCCGCGTGCCGATCCCCTCGGTCGACGACACCAGCCACGTCTCCTCGCTGTTCGGCGGGGTGCAGTTCTACTGGGCCGAGGAGTCCAGCTCCCTGGTCGAGTCGCAGGCCACCTTCAGCAAGGTGACGCTGGACGCCAAGAAGCTGACCGGCTTCTTCAAGGTGCCCAACGAGCTGCTCGCCGACGCCCCGGCCTTCTCGGGCTGGTTCGACACCCGGATCCCGGCCGGCCTGGCGTGGTCCGAGGACGTCGCGTTCATGACCGAGACCGGCGTGGGCACGCCGCTCGGGTTCATCAGCTGCCCGGCATCGGTTCAGGTGACCAAGGAGTCCGGCCAGGCCTCCGGCACCATTCTCTGGGAAAACATCGTCAACATGTACGCCCGGATGCTGCCGACCTCGCTGAAGAACGCGGTCTGGATCGCCGCGATCGACACCTTCCCGCAGCTGGCCACCATGGCGCTGTCGGTCGGTACCGGCGGCGGCCCGATCTGGATGGGCGGCCTGACCACGCCCGGCTCGGACACCCCGCCCATGACGATCCTCGGCAGGCCCGTGATCTTCACCGAGAAGGTCCCGGCCCTGGGCACGACCGGCGACCTCGATTTCGTTGACCTGGGCTACTACCTGATCGGTGACCGGCAGGCAGTCGCCGTGGCCGCGAGCGAGCACGCGTTCTTCCAGAACGACCAGACGGCCTACCGCATCATCGAGCGTGTCGACGGGCGCCCCTGGCTCCAGAGCGCGCTCACCCCGCACAACGGCTCGGCGAACACGCTGAGCCCGTTCGTCCAGATCCAGACCCGCTGAGGCAGCTAACCGCCGACGGCCAAGCTAATCGGAAAGGAAGAGCGTAACTGATGTCAGTAGCGCTGGAAGAGCTAGCGTTCTCAGAGGATCACGTCTGGGTGACAGTAGCTACCCGGTTTGCCACGCCGGACTTCGGCTCCGTGTTTGGTGCTCGGAAGATCGAGCTGCGTGATTACGGCGTTATGTTCACGTATGTCGATAGCAATAGCCAGAGCTGGCGAATACTGGCGCCCTGGTCAAATGTGGGATCGCTCCTTCAGAGTCTCAGCGACACCGTTCCTTTGGTAGGACTCACTGAGCTGGCGTTCTCTGAGTCTGCGGATACGTTCGTGTCGTATGCGCTGTCGTTTAACAGCTCTACTGGAGCGGTTACTGCATCGTCAGTTGTCCAGGCGCTCGCGCTGGATATACGTGATGACGGAGTTATGTTCACGGATAGTGCCGCGCTCCGGTTTGTTCCGTGGCAAAGCGTTCAGTTCGTGTATCAGCAAGGTTCGTAGCCCTCCGAACGGAGAGTGAGTTAGCAAGGACGGCAGTTGCGCCCCGTCCCCAAGACCTAGCTGTAGTAAAGGAGGCCAGAGATGGCTGGACAGGAAGGACTCGGGCGCGTTTTCAACGTCGTCCCGATCGCGTCGGGCGTCGGCATCAGCCTGGATGAGTGCTCGGCGATTTCGTTTGTGCTCACCGGGGCTACTGGTGTGGCTACGCTGACGATCGCCCAGACGTTCGCGGGCACCTACCGGGCGGGGTCGTTCTTCACCCCGGCCTGGGCTCCGATCACCCGGGTCTACGGGAGCACGGCGACTGACGGCACCGCCGCCTGGACCAAGGCGACGATCACCGCGGCGGCTACCTTCACCAACGGCACCACGGCGGGCCTGACCACCTCGATCAACTCGGTGTTCACCGTCTACGGGTCGCAGCTGCCGGACGGCTACGGCTACATCAAGTGCACCGCAACGGGCTCCGGCCTGTGCACCGCCATCCTGCACGACCTGACGGTGCAGCGCGCCCCGGCCAACCTGGCCAAGGTGGGGGCCTGACATGACCACCCTCATCAAGGCGGCGGACGTCCGCACGATCGCGCTCGGCATCAACGTCAGCCGGGCGGCTGCGGCCCTGCCCAGCTCGACGATCGGGAACATATTCACGGTCACGGGCGGGCGCATCCTGATCCGGCGTCTTTCCGGGCTCGTGATCACGCTCCTGAGCGGGACGAACTCGACCTCGGTCGGTATCACGCCCACGCTCTCGGGCGGGGCATCGGCTCCGACCATCCTCTCCACGGCCGGCATCATCCCGGTGGCGGTGGGATCTCCGATCGTCTCGAAGCTGGACGGCGGCGCGCTGATCGTCACGGTCAACGGCAGCCTGAACCCGGCGGCGGGCTATGAGACGGTTCCCGGCTCGATCACGATCACCACGGCCTCGACCGTCACCGGAACTGTCCAGTGGGACCTGACGTACGTCCCGCTCGACGCGGGCGCCCAGGTCGTCGCGGCCTAGCAAGCATCGGGGCCTGGCCGGCGAGTGACCGCCCAGGCCAGGCCCCGTACCAGAAGGAGGCTACACGTGTGGACTTGCGAGCAGTGCGGTTGCCAGGCAATCGCTGAGTCCGTCCTCGTGTGCCCGATGTGCGGGAAGGAGCGCGATATGCCGAAGGCCACAGTGAGTTCCGGGTCCAGCAACGCCTGGGCGGATAACGAGCCCGGGGCCCGGGTGCCAGAGGAGACGCCGGATCAGGGCGCGGCGCCGGAAGCCGTGGTGCCTGCCCCAGAGCAGCCGGCACCGCCTCCTGCGGATGAGACGGTGCCGGCTCCTGAGCCTGATCTGAGCCACGCCGAGGTCCGCGCCTGGGCGAAGGAAAACGGCATCGACGTCGCCGATGCCGGGCCGGTGCCCGCCGCGGTTATAGAGCAGTACACCGCGGCCACGGCTCATCCGGCTGACGAGGCGCAGGACATCGTGGCCAGCGGCGGCCTGACGCTGAAGAAGCCCGGGGTCTCGGGAGCGTGACCGGCGATGTCGTGGCAGCAGCTCGACAGCATCCTCAAGGAGCAGGCGGCCGAGGCGGAGTACTACCGGACCCAGCCCCCGGTGGCATGCCCGCGCGACGGCACGCCGCTGCTGGAGGGCCCGCCGGGCCAGCCGGGCATCCTGTACTGCCCGATGGGTGATTTTCAATATCCCAGGGACTGGGATCCGGACACTATGGCCGGGATGTAGGAGGGACGATGCCAGAGCTGGAGACGCCGGAGGAGTTCCGGGCCCGTATGCGCTCGATCGGCGTCATCAGGGGCGGCCGGACCAGGGCGCTGGAGAAGATCATCACCCGCCCGGAGGCCCGGGACCCGGCCTCTGGCGAGAACAAGATCGACGCGGGCCGCCGGGCCAAGGTGGTCCTCGACGAGGAGCGCTCCGTCGTCTACACGACATCGGACAACCGGCAGGACGCCAACATCATCGGCAAGGCTGCTGTCGCAGGCGCCGAAGGAGGGGCTGAGTAATGGCCGTTACGGCGCACGTTTTCCCCAATATTGTCGCCTCGGCTCTCAAGAGGGTGGCGAACGGGCCCGACCTGGACGGTGATACTTTTGCCGCGGGTCTGTGCACGGGCTCGTCTGCGACCTGGGGCGCGACCCAGCAGGCGTACGTCTTCGTCTCGGACTTCCTCGCCACCTACGTCGAGGTAGTGACCGGCGGCGGCTACACCTCCGGCTATGCCAACCGGCAGGCGCTGACCACGTTCACGGTCAGCAACGACTCGCCAGCCGGGACCTGCGTGTGGACCTGCACGGTCCCGGCCCCGATCAGCTTCGGCGCGACGACCACGATCACCGCCCGCACGATGTTCATCTACGACAAGACGGCGAACGCGGTCACTGCTGACACCAACTCCTGGGCGGTCACCATCATCGACTTCGGCGCCAGCGTCGTCTCGACGGCCGGGGCCTATACGTACACCGTCGACCCGACCAACGGCCTGGCCGTCTTCACGTCGAGCTAGTCCTTGCCTCCCTCCGGGAGGGAGGTGACCAGTGACCCTGGACGAGATCAGCGCGCTGGAGGCGTCCTGGCTGAACCGCGTGCAGGTCAGCGAGCGCGGGAAGTACTTCGACTGGCAGCCTGCCGACCCGGGCGTGTTCACCGAGCTGCTGTACCTGTGCCTGCCGCACGTCCCGCCGGGCAACCGCACGTTCCTCGACGCCGGCTGCGGCATCGGCACTAAGTGCCTGATCGCCGCTGACGCCGGCCTGGACGCCCGCGGCTTCGACCGGGTGCCCGAGTACGTGGCCGAGGCGCGGCGGCTTGGCGTCAGCGCGGAACCCGGGCTCGCGGAGGACTACCAGGAGTACGGCCGGTTCGGCCTGGTCTACGTCAACCACCCGATGGTGTGCGGGCCCGGCTGTGAGGACGAGGCCGTCCTGGAGCACTACATCCACGAGCAGATGGCGCCGGGCTCGGTGCTGATGTTCGCCAACTACGACCTGGCCCCGGGCTGCTCGGTGCACCCGCCGTCGCAGCCGTGCACCGATGCCTGCCCGCACGACGCTGCCGCCTGGCCGCAGATCGCCCGCCTCGGCGCCTGGAATGCCGCCTGGGTGAAGCCGTGACATATTCACTGGTTAACGCGAACACGGTAGCGACCATTACCAGTGGTACGACCGTTACGCCTACCTGTACCAGCACCGCGGCGGGTAACCTGCTGGTCCTTGGATTGTCCGGTGAGAGCGGTCTTACTATTACTTTCACTCCTCCTGCCGGGTGGCAGAAGGCTATCTCCTACCACCCTGCGTCTAGCAATGATTATGTAGACATCTGGTATTACCCGAATAACCCGGGCGGCATCACTTCGGTCGCTGTTACGACTGGTAATGCCGGGACTTCCATCAGCGCCCAGATCATGGAGTTCAGCGATTCAGCAGGGTCGAATACGTCTCCGCTGGACAAGACTGGTTCCAATCAGGTGACCAGCGGCACTACGGTTGCGGTTTCGACCAGCAGCACTATAGCGGCTGCTCACGAGCTGGCGGTTGCTGTTTTCGCCTGCCACTACACTTCTGCGACCAAGGTCACGCTGGCGGCAGGTACCGGGTTCACAGAGGCCGGGAATTACGGGAACGCGATCAAGCAGACTGACCATGCTGCATTTGACTATGAACTAGACACGGGAGCGTCCAGCGGTATCACGGTTACGGATACCGAGGCAGACGGCGGTGTCACCGTCACCGACTTCGCGGGCGCTATCGCCACATTCAAAATCAACACCGGCACCAGCCAGAACGTCACCGGGGTCGCGGCTGCGGTCACGGCCGCTGGCGGCGTCGGGACTCCCTCAGGTGCAGCCAATGTCACGGGCGTGGCCGCTCCGGTCGCTGCCGCGGGCGGGACCGGCACGGCCTTTGGCACCATCGGCGGGGTAGCCGCTCCGGTCGCAGCCGCCGGGGGAACCGGCACCCCGTCGGGTAGCGCCAAGGTCACCGGGGTAGCCGCCGCGATCACGGCTGCTGGCGGGGTGGGCACGCCGGGAGCCACCCAGCCCGTCACCGGAGTGGCTGCTGCTGTCACCGTGGCGGGCGGTGCCGGCACTCCAGCTGGATCGGCCAATGTCACTGGCGTGGCCGCTGCGGTCACAGTGGCTGGCGGTGCCGGAACTGTCTCTAGCGGCGAGAACCTGACCGGCGTTGCTGCCGCGATTACTGTGGCTGGCGGGATAGGCACTGTCTCAGCCAGCCAGCCTGTAGCGGGCGCGGCTGCGGCCGTCGTGGTTGCTGGCGGGGCCGGGACGCCCGCTGGCCGGGCGAATGTCACGGGTGTGGCCGCTGCTGTCACTGCGGCTGGCGGTATCGGCACGCCGAGCGGTTCAGCCAATGTGACAGGCGTTGCTGCTGCGGTCACAGCAGCAGGCGGCGCAGGCACGCCCAGCGGCTCAGCCACTGTGGCGGGAGTTGCTGCCCCGGTCACAGTGGCGGGTGGTATCGGCACGGCCGCCGGAGCAGGCTCTGGTGCCGCCAATGTCACGGGCGTAGCCGCCGCCGTCACCGCTGCAGGTGGTGCCGGAATCATCTCCGGCGGCCAGAACCTGATGGGCGTAGCCGCAGCTGTCACTGCGGCTGGCGGTGCCGGCACCCCGGGAGCCAGCCAGCCGGTCACCGGGCTGGCAGCGGCCGTCGTGGCGGCTGGCGGCGTGGGCACTCCGGCCGGATCGGCGAGCGTTTCCGGCGTTGCCGCCCAGGCCGCCGCAGCCGGGGGCGTGGGCAGCGCTGCCGTGCAGATCGCGACGGCCGTGGGGGCCCGCCCACTGGGCGTCGCCAGCCCGCGCAACCACGACTACCTGC